CAACCCGATCTGGATCGACGCACAGAACGGCATCATCGCCGGTCATGGTCGAGTCATGGCCGCGCAGAAGCTCGGACTCGACAAGGTGCCATGCATCCGCCTCGGCCACCTGACCGACACGCAGCGACGCGCCTACATCATCGCCGACAACAAGCTCGCGCTGAACGCTGGCTGGGACGAGGAGATGCTCGGGCTGGAGCTTGCAGACCTGCGCGAGGCAGACTTTGACCTCGGCATCCTTGGATTCGACACCTTTGCCATCGAGTCGTTTTTGAATCCGCCAGAACCTTACATGGAAGAGGCGGAGGTAACAGGAGCCGGTGCAACCATGCAGGAGTCTAAGGAGAATTACGACGAGTCTATCATCCGCCAGATCATCCTGATTTACCCGGTCGAGGAATACGACGCGGTCATCGAAGCGATGGGTCAATACGCGGATCAAAACGGACTTTCCAACAATACCGAAGTGGTCAACCATCTCCTAGAAACGAACGGCTATGCAATATCTCAACGTCAGTCAGAAGACTCTTGACCTAAAGGAGTTCCGCCACCGGTCCGCCGCCGAAAGCGATTGTTCGATCCTTGTGGATCAAGACACGACCGTACTTCGAGACGGTAAGCCGATTATTGTCTACATCGCCAACGTCTCGAACGATGCCAAGCGACTCTTCGACGCGCTGACGCAAATCAAATACAGTTCCAGCACGCGAACCAGCGGCTTAGTGACGTCGTCGAGAATCTTCGGCTACTCCCCTCGAAACGGCATCCGAAATGCACCATGTCGGTCGGCCTCGCTCGCGGTCGAGTCGCCGGAGCAAAACCAGATTCTCAAGCGTTTCGCGACGGTCGCGTCCGACTACTACAACAAGACCAATAAGGAACTCGCAGAGCGTCACAGTCAGATGACCGACGAGAAGGTGCTGCCAATCTACAAAATGGATGGCTCTATGTTCACGTCAGGCATCGTCAACCACAATAACCCGCTGAAATACCACTTCGACTCCGGCAACTATAACGGTGTCTGGTCGGCGATGTTCGCGTTCAAGCGGGACATCGAAGGCGGCCATCTCGCCTGTCCTGAGATCGACGTCGCTTTCAAGTGTTCCAACTGCTCGCTGGTCATGTTCGACGGTCAGTCGATCCTGCACGGAGTCACGCCGATCAAGAAACTCAAGCCGGATGCGGTGAGATATACGGTCGTCTACTACTCGCTAAAAGCGATGTGGTCGTGCGAATCCCCGGGCGACGAGCTAGAGAGAATGCGAGCCAAGAGACAAGAAATAGAGCTATCCAGAAAAACGAATAAATGAAGACCTACCCTAACTTAAAATCAATCAAAGTCGGCGACCTCACGTTCATCCTGCGCGACGGGACGAGCGATATGAAAGCAGTAAAGGAAGTAGTGATCAATAAATCTTACCGCCGCCGAGACTTCGTGGTTGAGCCGGGCGAAACGTGGCTAGACATCGGTGCTAACTGCGGAGCCTTCTGCGTCTGGGCGGCGTCCTTTGGAGCGAATGTGATCGCCTTCGAGCCTGACCCAGACAATGCGGACATGGCGCAGATGAACATCGACAACAACGGCATGAGCAAGCGCGTCAAGCTCAAGAGAGTTGGACTTACAGAATCCGACGAGGCAAAAGTATTCAAACTCCACCGCAACACTGCTAACGGCAACCTCTGGCGGAACAGTCTGTATAAAGAATGGCGAGGCGGCGAATCAATCTCAGTTAAGACTGAGCCAGTCGGAACCTATTGGAAAAGCGACTACTGCGTCAAGCTGGACGCCGAAGGAGTAGAAATGCCGATCCTAGAGAAGTATGCTAAAATCAAAGTCAAGAAACTAGTTTTCGAGTGGTCATTCGATATTGACCCGTCGCTTGCTAGGTTCGAGAAAGTGATTGAAACTCTGAAAACAACCTATGACAACGTGATATTCTCAGGCTACCAAGCTGGACACAAAAACTGGCAAGCATCATGGTTCCCAGCATGCCGCACCGTATGGTGCTATTAACCCATGAGCGCGAAGAAGTCACCAGCGAAGAAGGCAGCAAAGACAGCACCGCCGAAGCCCTCCGCGCCGAAGACCGCGCAGGCGGCGGTGCAACTCGGACCGATGCGCTCCAATAGGTTATGAGGATTGACTCTGCCACAGTTGACAAGATCAACCAAGCGAACCTTGCCAACATTCTAAAAAAGGTAAAGGCGGGTAAGGTGCTTACATCGGCGGAGCGTAAGCTAATTGATGGATCAAGTGAAACGCCAAGTGAGCTTGTTCCACAGAAAAAGATCATCGAGATTTTCAACATCACGCGCAAATCAATTGCTCAGTGGCGTCGTGAAGGCAAAGAGGGCGTGCCAATCAAAGAGAATGGCATGGAGAACCTCACGAAGTGGCGCGAGTTCTTCGCATCAAATCCCGACGCTGGATTCTTTGACGGCAAGCCGCGCAAAGACCGTGAATCATTGCTTTGTGAAAAGCTAACGGTGGAGATCGAGTGCAAGAAAATTGAGTTGAAAAAACTGGAAGACACTTGCATTGATATGGTTGACGTGCAAAACGCATTCTATAAACTGGGCAGCGTTATCAGGGCTGGATTGCTGCGCATGCAAGCCGACCTGCCACCGGCACTAGAGGGGCAATCACCGAGTCGAATGGCAAAGATCATCGGCGAGTCATCGGAGAAGCTACTCACAGAACTGAGCGAAACAGAATCGGAGTTGTGGCTTGTAGATTGACACCGCGCCTGCGGTAGATGAATAAAACAGAGATTCTTTTCTCAGCATTTCGATCCGCGTGCCGTCCACCGGCAAAAACAACACCGAGCGAATGGGCGACCGGAAGGGTGGTGCTTTACGAAGGACTCTCACCAACCTACGAAGCAGATTCTGCGCCATGGCTCAAAGAACCGCTCAACGCATTCGCTGACATTGATACCAAAGAAGTTTGCTTGCTTGCGCCGGTGGGAACTGGCAAGACCACGATGATTGAGGCAGCACTGGCGTTTGTCATAAGCGAGGATCCGGGCGGGACTTTGATCGTAGGGCAGACCGACGCCGACATCAAAGACTGGGCAGAAACGCGGATGCAATACACGCTGCGTAACACGAAGGAAACGGCGAACTTGCTGCCAACGGGAAAACACCGCCACAAGCTACGCAAGGACGCGATTATATTCCCGCACATGAGCATGTTCTTGACAGGGGCGAACATATCAGGGCTGCAAGCGAAATCCATGCGGCGCGTTCTTTGTGATGAGGTCTGGACATGGGACAAGGGCATGATCCGAGAGGCGCAAGGGCGACTTCACGACCGCTGGAACCGGCAGTTTTACTTGCTCAGTCAGGGTGGCTACGTTGGCGACGATTGGCACAAAAAATGGGCGGCAACTTCACAGCACGAGTTCTCTTTCTGCTGCCCAGCGTGCGAGACATGGCAGGGCTGGCGATGGGAGAACGTGGTTTATGATGAGACGATCACGGACCGCATCTCAATGGCGCAAAACGCGCGGATTAAGTGCGCAAACTCCGATTGTGATTACCACATCGATGACAAGCCGCAGGTTCGACGCCAACTTGCGACCGATGGTAAATACATTCAGCAGACCGATGGCATGCCGGATTCAAAAGGCTACCACTACAGTGCATTGGCAAACTGGCGACTTCCACTTTGGCGACTCGTGATCGAGCGTTGTGAGGCAATGGACGAAGTCAAACGGGGTAATCTGGATTTGTTGCGGCAGTTCATTCAAAAACGCTTGGCGGATTTCTGGAGTGATGAGCAGGAGGACAACCGCGCGATCCTGACCGGCAGCGGATACAGCCTGGCAGAATACGATGATGGTGAAAAGTGGGAGGACGAAGCGCATCGATTCATGACAATCGACCGCCAGCAAGATCACTTTTGGGCATTGATCAGGGCGTGGTCAAATGACGGAAGCAGTCGCATGTTATGGTTCGGGAAGATCGACACATGGGAGCGCGTAAAGGTTATTCAAGAAA